CCTGCCGCCCCTGGATCTGTCGTTCCTCGACGCCGACATGCAAGCCAAGATGGACGCGCTCGACGCAAGCAAGGCCGAGCAGTTCAAGAAGCTTATGGCCGGCGAGATCGAACCCGAGGACTATTCCAAGGCCGAATCGCAGTACATGCGCGACCGTGACGCGCTGGCCGTCGACAAACAGGCGCAAGCCGCTTGGATCACCGAGATCCACAACTTCAAGGCGCACGCGCTGGCCACGTCGGGCATCAACTACGATGCCGACCCGGCCAAGCTGGAATCGCTGGACATGTGGGTAAAGACCCTGGCCACCAAAAACCCGGACAAGCCCGATTCGTGGGCACTGGCCGAAGGCCACAAGAAGGTGATGATCGAGTACGAAATCACGCCCCAGGCGGCCCCCGCGCCGGCTAAAAGTGTTGCCGCTGAAAAAATAGTTGCAAAACCGAACGGAAGAGCCCCCAATTTGGCAGCAATTCCGCCTACACTTGGGGCCATTCCGGCTGCGACAACGGTTGATGCTGGTGACGGCGGTGAATTCGCCCACCTGGACAACCTTTCTGGCCTGGCATACGAGCGCGCAATCGCTGCAATGACGCCAGAACAACGCGATCGGTATGGTGCGATGTGACCACCAAGCGCCTGATGATGGACGTGAAAGTAGGCGAGTCGATCCAGCTGGGCGACGGCATCACCATCACGTTGGAGCAGAAGTCCGGCCAGCTGGCCAAACTCTGCATCCAGCACAACGGTGTAGATGTCCGGCGCCTGCCTGATCGGCGCTCTGTAGCAAGGCAAGGCAGTCCCGGCCGGCGTTTGACGGACGGACAGTAGTAAACCCGGGCGAAGGCCCATAGTATTGGAAGCGCAGAAGGTGCTTCTCTTAATCATCCTTTTAAGAGAGGCATCTAATGGCACAGACCATTGTTGGCGTCAACGACGCCAAAGCAGTACGCAAGTTCGGCGGCTTCCTGGCCGTCGATGTGGGCCGTTCGTCCTACTGGAACAAGAAGATGATGGGCGTGGGCATCGAAGCCCAAACCCCGATTCAAACCCTGCTCCAGCTCGAGAACGACGCGGGCGACACCATCACCTATGACCTGGTGATGCAGCTCAAGATGCAGCCAGTCGAAGGCGACAACACCCTGCGCGGCAAGGAAGAAGATCTGAAGTTCTACACGGACTCGATCTCCATCGACCAGGCACGCGGTGGCGTCAACACCGGCGGCAAGATGACCCGCAAGCGCACCCTGCACGATCTGCGCAAGATCGCGCGCGCTCGCCAGACCGAATGGTGGGCCAAGGTTTTCGATGAGCTGTTCTTCATGTACCTGTCGGGCCGTCGCGGCACCAACGCGGACTACATCTACGCGACCGACTACGTGGGCTTCGCCGGCAATGCGCTGGTCGCCCCGGACTCGATGCACCTGCTGTACGGCGGCGCCGCTACCAGCAAGGCCGGCATGACCGCAGCCGACAAATTCGACCTGAAGCTGCTGGATCGTGCGCAGACCCGCGCATCGACCATGGGCGGCGGCACTGGCGGCATCCCGGCAATCGAGCCGTGCATGATCGAAGGCGAAGAGCACTACATCGCCGTGCTGCACCCGTTCCAGGAATACGACGTGCGTACCAACGCCGGCACCGGCCAGTGGCTCGATATCCAGAAGGCAGCAGCTGGCGCCGAAGGCCGCAACAGCCCGATCTTCAAGGGCAACATGGGCAAGTACAACGACGTGGTGATCCACAAGCACAAGGCTGTGATCCTGTCGAACGACTACGGCGCCGGCCAGAACGTCGGCAGCGCCCGCTCGCTGTTCCTGGGCCGCCAGGCTGCCGTCTGCGCCTTCGGTTCGGCCGGCACCGGCCTGCGCTTCGACTGGCACGAAGAGCAGGAAGACCGCGGCAACCAGGTCGTGATCACCACCAGCTCGATCTTCGGCATCAAGAAGACGGCCTTCACCATCGACGGCGTGTCGCGCGACTTCGGCGTGATCGCTCTCGATACGGCGGTGGCTGACCCGAGCTAATCGGTGATGCGCGAGCAGGCCCGGGAAACCGGGCTTGCTGGTTCCCCTGTTCATTCATTCGTAAGGAGTAGCCACAATGGCTAAGTATCTTTCCAAAACCGCGGCAGGCCAGGTTCCTTGCATGTCGCTGATGTCGGCACTGGTTGCCGGCCTGCTGTTCGAGTTCAGCACCCCGGCCGCTGCGCTGGCCACCGGCGACATCATTGTGATGGGCCCAGTCGAACCCGGCGCGCAGCCGGTCGACGTGACCCTGATCACCGACGACCTGGACACCGGCGGCACGCTGACCCTGGCCGTGGGCATCCTCAACGCGGCGCAAACCGACATCGATGCAGCCGCGACCGCCACCTGGATCGCAGCCAACGCAGTCGGCCAGACGGGCGGCACCGCCCGCGCGACCACCGCCAACTGCTACCTGTCGGGCCGCGCCAGCGTCACCCGCCAGCTGGGCGTCAAGGTCGTGGCCGGCGCTGCCGGTTCGACCGGCGCCGGTAAAAAAGTCGCCGTCCTGCTCCACGCAGCCGGCTAATTCAGATCGCGGGCGCTCTCCCCGGGCGCCCGCTTTCTCCACATGACGGAGCCCACCATGACCGAAATCGCCAAAGCAATCCGCATCATCTGCAAGTCGCGCCGCCCAGGCGGCACGCCGCTGAACCTGTACGGTGCGAAGTATCACTTCAAGCCCGAAACTGCCGCCGACCCGAAGTCGCCCGAATACCTGGACGCCCCGCACGTCGCTGCGATCCCGTTCGATGACGCGCGCCAGATCTACCGCCTGCTGTCGATCCGCGACACCTACGTGCTCGAAGATCCGAATGCCGAACTGCCACCGCGTCCGGCGCCCGAGAAAGGGCAGACCATGGCCGGCGACAAGGCCGAAGCTGCCGACGCGGTGAAAAAGCCGATCCTCATCAAAGCCGGCGACGTGGAGCACAACCTTGCCGAGATGGACAAGGAAGAGCTGGTGAAACTGGCCAAGGAAGAATTCGACATCAAGGTTCACCACAAGTGGCCTGAATCGACGCTGATCCCGAAGATCCTGGAAGCTGTGCGCGCTGCACAGGGCGAACCAGACTAATCAGGAGTAGCCATGGCCAGCTGGATCGATGCATACGACACCTACCTGAACGACGTGCCCGGCTGCACCTATACGGTGGCCGCGCACCAGCTGCGCAAGGCAGCACAGGTCTTTTGCGAGCAGACGCGCGCATGGCGCGTAGACCTCGATCCAGTCCTGACCATGGCGAACCTGGTTGAGTACGAATACGACCTCTCGAGCGAGCAGGAAATCGTGCGCGTGCTGTCGGTGAAGATGAATGGCGAGCCCATGCCGATCGTGCTGGAAGGCCAGCAGAACGGCTACAGCAGCGGCTTCATCCCGCGCGGCCCGTTCCGCTTCCAGATCTTCCCGGCGCCGGCCAAGGGCCAGAAAATCGAGATCCGCGCCGCAATCGAGCCGTCCAACACCGCTTCGGGCCTGGATCGTGAGATCTACCGCAAGTACATCAACATCATCGCGCAAGGCGCGAAGGCTGAACTGTTCGGCATGAGCAATCAGCCGTTCTCCAACCCGGCAGCCGCGCTCATCGCGCGCCGTGCGTTTGAAGACGGCATCAGCAAGACCCTGGCCGACCTGGCCACCCAGTATTCGAGCGGGCGCCAGCGCGTAGTGGCGTCGTTCATGTAGGCGTTGTGTGGGACGGTGGCGCGGGTGGTGCTGCGCCGGCGATAAGTCACAGGATTAGCGAACCGTGCCTGTGCCAGCAAAACGGACGATGACCCCGGGCCGGCGCTGTTCATGCGGCGGAAAGCCCGGGGCACCCACCCACCAAGAATAAAGAATACGCACATGCCAATCGCAATCGGTTCCAGCCTGGTCAGCGTGAAGTTGCACAGCACCAGCAGCAGCGCGCAATCCAACGTTCCGATCACGTTCGGCCATATCTTCAAGGAAGGCGATCTGCCGGCTGCCGGCGCTGCCGTCCAGCTGCGCGCCGCCGACAGCTCCATCATCCCCTGCCAGCTCGACGTGCGCGTGCGCTATGCGGACGAATCCGTGCTGCATGCGGTGCTGTCGTGCATCCTGCCGTCGCTGGCCGCCAACAGCGCCAACGTCTTCCAGATCGTGCGCGCCGCACCGGGCGCCGCGGCCACGCCGGCCGTGCCGGGCGACTTCCCGGGCCTGAATTCGCTGGCATCGATCACCGAGAACGGTTCGACCTATACGGTGTCGTTGGCATCGCTGCTGGCCGCGCCGATCAAGACCTGGCTGTCTGGCGATGTGGTCAGCGAGTGGGAATACGCCGCGCCCCTCAAGACCAGCGGCAACGCCGAGCACCCCGACCTGCATGCGCGCTTCTGCGTGCGCGCCTACAAGGGGCAAGGCAAGGCGCGCGTCGACGTGACCATCGAGAACACATGGGCGTGGAACCCATCGCCCCGGGACGTGCCCTATAACTTCCTGCTGAACGTCGGCGCGAACCAGGTCTACTCCCAGTCCGGCCTGGTGCATTTCCCGCGCGCGCGGCATCGCCATATTGGATGGTGGAACGGCACCGAGCCGGCCGTGCACATCGAATACGACATTGCCTACCTGATCGCCACCAAGGCAATCCCGAACTACAACCTGGGCGTGGTGCCGAGCCAGACGCGGATCCAGTCGAACTACGACACCTTCATGGCCAACAGCGGCCCGATGGGAACGGGCATCGCCCTGAAAGGCATGCCGCAAGGCGGTGGGCGCCAAGACATTGGCCTGTTCCCGGGCTGGACTGCGCTCTACCTGATCAGCCAGGATGCCAAGGCCAAGCAGGTGGCGATCGGCCAGGGCACGCAGGCCGGCACCTGGCCGATGCACTACCGCGACAAGAACACCGGCCGCGTGCTGCTGCTGACCGAGTGGCCGTACTTCACGACGACCGGCAACCTGGGCGACACCATCAACCCGGCAACCAACCAGCCGGAAAAAGCGCCCAACATCGTCAGCAATTCCTTCACCGGCTCGCCGGACGTGTCGCACCATCCTGAGCAGGCCACCATCCCGTACATTTTGACGGGCGACGTGTACCACCTGGAAGAGCTGCACTTTTGGGCGATGTACTGCGTCATCACGCAAGGCTCGCATCCATCCTGGCGCAATGGCGCGCAGGCGCTGCTCAAGGAAGAGCAGTTGCGTGGCCAGGCATGGGGGCTGCGCACGCTGGGGCACGCCGCACACATCACGCCGCAAGACATGCGTGAAAGCGCCGAGTTCAAGCGCATCTTGCAGTCGAACCTCGACTGGTACAACACCAGGTATTCAAACAATCCGGCTGAAACCCTTGGCATCATCCACCATGGGCCTTACTCCCTGAACTACACCATGGAAGAGGGTAAGGGCGTCACCGGCATGTCGAACTGGCAGCACGACCACTTCACCGCGACCTTGGGGCATTTGATCGATCTCGGGTTTGAAAGTGCGCGCCCGCTGTTCAACTACATGGCCAAGTACACCGTGGGCCGCCTGTACGGCATCGCGGGCACCTGCTGGATCCAGGCAGCGGCCTATACCATCCGCGTGCGCGACGACCAAGCGTCACCAATCTATTCGACCTACCTCGAGTGCTACCAAAAAACCATGTCGCCCGCGGTGCTGGCGGCGGCACAGGAAAGCAATTGCGGCACGCAGGCCATGGCCGACGCATGGCTGGGTCAAACGGCATGGTCGGTGGCCAATAACCGTCAACGCTCGTACACCGCAGACGGAGTGTCGAACCCCTATGTCGGTGACATGGACGGCTATTCCGACGGAGACACAGGCTACCCGGCCTGCCTTCAGCAGTCGATTTCCTACGCCGTCACGTACGGCATCCAGAATGCGGCCAACGCATGGGAAGTGTTTGAGGGTCGCACCGTCAAGCCTACCTACAGCGCCGAGCCGCAAATGGCACTACTACCACGAACACAGGAGGCTATTCCAGTGGCAGCACCCCCCGATAACTACACGATTGGCAGCGGCTTGGCGATGTACTTTGGCCAATCCGCAGCGTCTTCCGGGATCGTCAATCCAAACATTACCCCGTTTGCGGAAGACTTCACCGCAACGCCTACCGAAATCCCAGGCAGCGGAGACCCGTGGGGCTGGGACGGCTATCAGAATCGTCCGGTCGTGTTCGACATGCACGGTAGCGGCGGCTTCAATTACACGACCGGCATGCAATACCGGATGCCGGTCAGTGGACGCATGGCGTACGAAGACCACACCGAAATGGCCTACAGCGTTGTGGCGCAAGGCGACGACACGATTGGCCGCTGGGTCTCTGTTCGCCCGGTCGACAGGTACGGCGTCTACCCGAACGGCGGGCAGCACCGCGAGAGTTTCTTTGCTGGCTTTTCCGGCATGGGAACCCCTGATGTGTCGCTGATCGGCGTGCGCCGCGATGACGCGCTCATGCGCTGGGCGCTGAGCAAATTGCCGGTTCGCTTCGACCTGAGCGGCATGGCCGCGATGGGCGGCTCGATGGGTGCGGGCGGCTGCTTCACCTGGGCAATCAAGCGCCCGCAATGGTTCGGCTCGGTTTACTCGGATCGCGGACGCTGGCGCAATACCCGCGGCAGCGGCGTGATCCTGCCGCAATGGACGAACGGCCTGAGTTCCCCGCAAGCGTCCGAAGTGCCGAACATCGCGCCGGAGGACGGCGGCGGCAAGTTCGCGGACTGGCAGAACGGCATCCTGCACATCTCGAATCTGGCGCACAAGCTGCCATGGATCGGCGTCTCGTTCGCCAAGCAGGACAACGACTACCCGGTGTCGGATCATGTCGAGGCGATTGCCGCGCTGCGTGCACGCAAGTCTGGCCATTGCATCGTCTGGAACAACGGCGGCCACTCGTCCGGCCCTGGCATGCTGCCGATCATTTCCAGCTACCCGTTTGGCCTCTTCAAGGTCGGCAAGAGCTACCCGTATTTCTTCGAGCACTCACTGGACAAAGACCCAATGGTGGATGACGAAGGCGGTATCAACCTGGGCCTGACCTTCCGCAACGTGGTCGACACGGCGGGCACCTGGTCGTGCGAGATCAAGCACATCAGCACGGCCTGCACCGTCAAGGTCGAACCGTGCAATCCGGTCAACTTCCCGGCAGGCGCTGCTGCCCAGCTCATTCCGTTGCCTGCAAATACGTGGGTCGCTGTCACTTTTAACGCATAAAGGAAATCATGGGTTACGATACTTTTGTAGGGCTCCCGCTAAACCAGAGCATCGAAGGTCAAGCGTGGGATGACGGCGGGCTGTCTTGGGCTGCGCCGACAATTTTGGCAGGTAATGGCGCAGATGCGGTCAAGCGCTCGACCGCATCTGGCAACGTGCTTTCTAACGTGATTGGAACGACAAGCACAATTGGTCGCGCGGTGTTTTTCAAGCCAGGTTCGGGTCGTTCAGCAGGTGTGTTTGCATTGCAGATCACCTTGCACGGCGATGGGGTTACGCCTTCCGGTAGCGCCATTTCTGCCGTTGGCGCGCGAGCCGGGGCGTGGGGGGTCGTGGGCTGCTTCGAGTTCGGCGGACTTGGTTCCCAAAACTTCGAGGGAACCGGCGTACCTGCATTGGATGATGACTCGGAATACTGCCTGGAGTTGTACCGTACCAGCAATCCGAACAACCGGGAATATCAGGCCAAGCTGTACAACGCATCAAATGGTGTTCGAGGAAGCGTGTTGGGCACTTCGCCCACAATGACCCTTCCATCTGTCCGGCCGAGCACCGCCCGAATGATGCAGATGCACCACGAATCAAACGCTGCGCCGAATATCCTCATCACCCGCGTCGAAACCATGGAAGCCGTAGTAGCTGCGCCAGTCAGCTTCACCGGCCCGGTACCGACCCGCAACGGTGCAGTCGGTAGCGCAGCGAGCTTTGCCAATGCCGGATTCTTCGCAGGCAGCGCGACGCCGTTTGCCTATTCTCTGCAAGCTGGCACCCTGCCTGCCGGCCTGACCCTCAACGCTTCGACCGGCATCATCAGCGGCACGCCGACCGCAGCGGGCACGCAGTCGGGCATCGTGATCCGCGCCACCGACGCCAACAGCGCCACCGCCGATACCAACGCCTACAGCATCGTCATTGCAGCATCCAACGCGGCGCCAACCTTCCCCGGCACCATCGGCAACATCACCGGCACTGGCGGCAGCGCGATCACCCCCGTGAACGTGTCGGGGCAGTTCAGCGATACCGACGCGCTCACCTACAGCGCGAGCCCTGCGGGCACTGCCTGGCCTGCCGGCCTGGTCGTCAACAGCTCGACCGGCATCATCAGCGGCACGGTAGCAACCGGCACCACCAACGGCCTGCGCGTGCGGGCCACCGATACCGCGTCGCAAACGGTTGATTCCAACACGTTCAATGCGGTTATCGCGGCGCCAGCGGCATCGACTGGCAGCTTCACCACGGATGCCTGTACCAGCTCGGGCACGCTGCGCGCGAGTCAGGCGGTGAGCTATTCGTGGTTCGCGGGCGGTGTCATCGGCACCAGCACCGGCACGCCGACACACGGCTCTAGCACCCTGTCCGCAGGCGCTACGCTGACGGTGGCGGGCCTGCCGCTGGGTGCGGGGTACATGATGATGAAATTTGCAGATGGTGGCATCTGCTACCAGGCCGGGACGGTGGCTTAATATGCTGCGCGACCTGAACGTATCCAACGCCGGGAAGCGCGACAGCACCGACCCTCGGGTCGGTGTGCTCGCCAGCGAAATCCCGACCGGCTTCCCGCTGCCGGCCTTCCTGCTCAACGACATCGATGCAGGGTTCCCGAACCGCCTGTACAGCCTGGAAATCCTGACGCTGCCAAGCGCCGGCACCCTGTACCTCGATAAGCGCGGCGTGGGAACCTTTACGGGTGCCCCGGACGGCACCTATACCGGCACCCAGCGCGTGCGCAAGTACGATCCGGGTGTCGGCCTGGCCAGCACGGCAGACACCACCTACACCCTGACGGTGGGCGCCGCGGCAACCGCGCCGGCCGCGCCAACTGGCGTCACCGCCACGGCCGGCAACGGTACGGTGAGCGTGACCGGCGCACCCGGCAGCAATGGCGGCAGCGCCGTCACCAGCTGGCAAGTCGTCGCTTCGACCGGACAGACCGCGACGGGCAACACCTTGCCGGTTTCGATCGCCATGCCCAATGGCGTCGCCGCCACGTTCCAGCTGCGCGCGATCAACGCAATCGGGCCGGGCCCGCTCTCGGCCGCATCGAGCAGCGTGACACCGACCGCGCCCGTAAGCGCGACCGCACCGGCCGCGCCGACAGCGGTTGTCGCCACGGCCGGCAATGGCAGCGTGAGCGTCACCGGCACCGCCGGCGCCACCGGGGGAAGCCCGATCACTGGCTGGGCGGTTGTTGCATCCACTGGGCAGACCGCCTCGAGCGCTACCTTGCCGGTAACGATCGCCATGCCGAACGGTGTGGCCGCGACCTTCCAGCTGCGTGCGATCAACGCCGTTGGGCCTGGCGCCTTGTCGGCAGCATCGAACGCCGTCACGCCAAGCGGGCAGGTTACGCCGCCAACGCCGACCGTCACCAGCGTGACCCTGCTGCCGGCCACCGCCACACTGGCAGGCGGCGCGACGCTGCAGCTGAACGCGACGGCAGCCGGCGTGACCCCTCCGCAAACGTTCAACTGGACGCGCGAGCCGGCGCTGGGATCGGTGAGCAGCGCCGGCCTGGTAACGGCGCCAATGGCGACCAGCGCGGAACAAGTCTATGTCGTCACCGCAACGAGCACGCTCAACCCGGACGCGAAAGATACCTGCGTCATCACCGTGCCGGCCATGGTCGTGTCCGAACCGGGCGTGAAGCGCACCGTGAACGTGACCGTGCTTGCGCTCGACCAGCAGGGCAATCGGATGGGGGGCGCCGATGTAACGGCTGTGCTCGATAAAGCTGACATTGACGACGAAGCGGGGTATATTGCGCCAGAGCAATTCACCGGCACCACCGATGACACCGGCACGCTGGTGCTGGCGCTGTGGCCGAATGAACTGGGCACGCTGGGCAGCCGCTACAAGTTCAAGATCGTCAACCCTGACACCGGCAAGCCGCTGCGTGTCATGGCATCGATCCCGAACACCGACTGCTTCCTGCACCGCGTTGCCGAGATCCCCGAGCAGTAATCGACCACATTTATAAAGAGGACATCATGGGCACCATTACTGCCGAAACCCTGATCAACAGCGTGGCCAAGACGCTGCAGGACGAAACGAATGTGAAGTGGCTTCGCGCCGAGCTGCTGGAATACCTGAACGACGGCCAGCGCGAGATCGTGCTCGCCAAGCCCGACGCGCATGTGACCAATGCGCCCTTCCAGCTGGTCGCCGGCGCCAAGCAGGTGATCCCGGCCGATGGTGTCATGTTCATGCGCATGAACTGCAACCTGGGCGTGAGCGGCAACACCCCGGGCCGCGCGCCGCGCCTCATCCCGATCAAGGTGCTGGACGAGCAGATTCCGAACTGGCGCGCGGAAAACCCGACCGGCGTGGTGCTGCACTACACCTACGACGAGAAGGATCCGAAACGCTTCTACGTCTACCCACCGCAGCCGGCCGTGTCGCCGCACCAGGTGGAGATCGTCTATTCCGCGTCGCCCGCCGACGTGGCCGCCGAGGCCAACCCGATCACCCTGGACGACATTTGGAAAACGGCGCTGGTCAAGTACATGGAATACCGCGCCTACTCCAAGGACGCCGAGTACGCCCGCGAAGACGCTGCAGCCGACCGCAGCTACCAAGTGTTCGCTGCCCTCATCGGCTTCAAGGATAAGGCAGAGGACGAAGAGAAGGCGACCCGGTAATGGCCGCGATCGTCCTGCGCAACTACGGGGGCATGGCGCCGGCGGCGGCCGAGACCGCCAATAACCCGGCGCTGGCCAATCTGGTGCGCAATCTGGATCTGCGCAACTCGGACTTCCGCCCATTCCCGCAGGCGGCGGCCACCGGCCAGATCGTGACGCCGGGCGCGACCCTGTACCGCTTCTACGCAAGCGGGCTCTGGATCACGCGCCCGGCCACCGTCAATTTCGTGCGCGGGCCGATCCCGAACGACGGCACCGAGCGTACCTACTACACCGGCGACGGCGCTCCCAAGGTGACCGACAGCAGCGGCCAGGTGCGCCAGCTGGGCGTCCCGGCGCCGACGGTGGCGCCGGTCGTCGCCGTCAACACCACCACCCAGTACAGCACCGACGACGCCGCGGCCGACCAGTCGAAGAAGCTGGCCGAAGTCACCGCGGCCGTGCGCGCCAATGTGGTGTGGGAATACGTGGGCTTGACCGATGCTGACCTGGCCGCGCGCTTCATCCCGCAGTCGGCAGAAGCGCCATGGGCCTACATGCTGACCGTGCCGGGCGCGCTCGATGCCGGCGTGTTCAGCCCGACCAACCCGACGCACCGGGCGCTGATGGACGAGCGCCTGTATTTCAGCCTGCGCCCGCTCGACGGCGGCGGCGTGCACGGCGTGGCAGCGGTGGACGTGCGCGGCGCGCACATGGTCGTCAAGCCGGGCCTGAGTGCGGCCCTGGCCGCGATCACGAAGCCGGGCGACCCGGCGGCCAAGCTGTTCGATACCGACCAGGTAGAAACGATCCGCACCACGTTGCTGGCGGCTCTGGATCCGGCCAACGTGGCGCGCGAGCAGGCCATTCCGCGCCTGCGCAGCGCCAAGGAGCAATACGTGAGCGCGGCCGATGCCGGCAGCGCCACCGGCGGCGCCAACGTCGGCGCGGTGCGCGCCTTCTACCAGCGCGGCGACGTGACCGCGCAGATCAATGCCGGCGTCGACCAGGCTGTCTCTGGCATCTACGCGGCGCTGTACACGTTCGGCAATGGCGTGTTCACCACGCCCGACACCGGCGGCGCCGGCCCGGGCAGCTCGCCGCACGACGGCTACGCAGACCACTACCCCGAATAAGGACAGCATGAGCCAAGAGATTAGCACCCTATCGCCGCCGGCCTTCATCGAAACGTGGGTGCGCAGCTTCATCTATGAAGACCTGGACGGCAGCCAGCGCCTGAACGAATCGGGCCTGGCCATGTGGCTGTCCGAGCAGTTCGGCTATGCGACCCAAGGCGGCGCCGCGCCCACCACCAAGCAGGCCGAGGCCGCAGCGATCGCGCAGCGCCTGGCGGCCGTGGTGAACCGCGAGACCTTCCAGTCACACCCGAGCTACCCGGCGATCGTCGCCGGCGGCGACATCGAGAGCACGCGCACGCGCCTGATCGAACTGCGTACGGAGATGTACCGGCAAGTGCAGGCGATCACGAACCCTTTCCGCGACTTCGACGCATCGCTTGGCACGCGCATCAAATCCATGTTCAATTCGATGGTGCTGCCGTCGTTCCCGGCCGGCGTCAAGCTGATCGAAACGACCCGCGCCTATGTCGAGACTTTTACGACCGATTGGGGCGAAGAGTCGGCGCCCTCGCCAGTCTCCACCCTGGCCACGCTCGACCAGAACGATACCGCAACCGTGACCGGCAGCGCCGCGCCGGCCGGGCGCCACATCACCAAGCGCCGCCTGTACCGTTCGGCCACCGGCACCACGCAATCGGCCTTCCGGCTGCAGGGTGAATACCCGATCGCGCAGACCGTGATCCTTGACGACAAGCTCGATGAGCACCTGAACGAGCCCTGCCCGACGTTCGGCTGGCTGGAACCGCCGGCCGGCCTGCAGGGATTGATCGGAATGCCCAACGGGATGATGCTCGGCTTCGTGGGGCGCACGCTGTACGCCTGCGAGCCGTACCACCCCTACGCCTACCCGGCCAAGTACGACAAGCCGCTGCCCTACAACATCGTGGGCCTGGCGCAAGTCGGGCAGTCCGTGTTCGTCGGCACCACCGGCCGCCCGTACCTGGTGTCCGGCTCGGACGCGGCCAGCCTGTCCGAAGAAGTGATCTCGTCCAACGTGCCATGCGCATCGGCGCAATCGATGGTGGCAATCGGCGGCTCCGTGTTCTATGCAAGCCCCAACGGCCTGGCGCTGTACGAATCCGGGAAAGTCACGATCGTGACGAAGCAGATCTTCGACCGCGCCGCCTGGCAGGCCTACCAGCCGCACACCATGCGCGCCACCGAGTACGACGGCCGCTACCTGGCCTTCTTCACGCGCGCCGACAGCAGCCGCGGCGCGATCGTGTTCGACTACGAGACCCGCACCGTGTCCGAGCTCGACCAGGCAGCCGATGCGGTGTTCGGCAACGAGGACGGGGTATATGCGCTGCTGGGCTCGACCATCTACGACGTGCTGCCGGCCGACGGCGCCAACCGCACCGGCCACTGGCACAGCAAAGATTTCCGGCTGACCCGTCCGCAGTCGTTCGGCTGGATCCATGTCGACGCGCGCACCGCGCCATTCAGCGCCACCGTGCGCATCTACGCCGACGACGTGCTGCACGAAACCAAGACCATCACCAGCCGCGCCCCAGTGCGTTGCAAGCCTGGGCGCTACGCCAACTGGCGCGTCGAAATCGAATCGACCGCGCGCATCGAGGGCGTCGTGCTGGCCACCACCACCGAGGAACTGAAAGCCGCGCTATGACTTCCCCGATCGACAACCAGCCGCTTGCGCCGTCCGGCAACCCGACCAAGCTGCCGGCGCTGGGCTCGCCCGAGCTGACGCCGGAATTCATGGCGCGCGTAAAGGAAGTGCTCGAGGTGCTGCTGGGCCGGCGCGGCGGTTCGCAATGGGATCGCGCGGTGACGTTCCGCGACCTGCACGCCCTGAACCTGGCGCCGGGCGTGTTCGGCTCGCCGCCGGACGCGCAGGACGGCCAGCGGCCGACCGGCATCACCGGCGCGGCCTATCAGCAACTGGTGTCGCGGCTGGAAGCGGATCTGCGCAACACCCCGGGTTACCGGGCGCTGCTGGCACGCATCGGCAGCACCGAAGACCTGGCCATGTTCCCCGAAGAGATCCGTTCGCAGCTGGCCAGCGCGCTCGAGAACGTGGCGCGCGAGCGGCAGGCCGATATTCGGGTGATGGAAAGGAAGATCCAGAGCACCGCCATGTCGCTTGCCTCGCGCATGATGGAAGTCACGGCCGCCGTCGACGGTTCCGTTGCCGGCGTGCGCAAGTTCGATGCGGCCTATGCCGAGAAGACCCGCGCCCTGGCCACGTCGATCACGCAGGTTGTCGCGCGCCTGGATGACGTGGGCGGCGTGGCGCTGGAAGAGCGGTTCCTTGCCGTGGCCGACGCGATCGACGGCCTGCTGGGACAGTGGACGCTCAAGATCCAGACCAACCCGACCAACGGCGAGCCGCCCGTTATCGCCGGTATCTCCCTGTCGGTAGAAGATCCGATTGCAGGCCCGGGCACGTCGTCGCTGATCTTCCTGGCCGAGAAGTTCGGATTCTTCACCAACAACGGCGCCTTCATGCCGTTCGGGATCGTGGGCGATCAGGTATTCGTGAACGGGCAGCTTCGAGTCAACGCCAGCGGCACCACCCTGAACGAGATCACGAATTCCATGATCAACTTCGTGGGCGACTTTGCGGCAGCGCCGAACCCGAGCAGCTACCGGCCCAATGACGTGTACAAGAACACGACGGACGGCGACACCTACATTCTGCGCGAAAGCGGCGGCGTGAAATCCTGGCAGCTGTTCCTCAAGTCGGGCGGCGACGGCGGCGACGGACAGGACGGCCAAGACGGCGTGCGCGGGAACGTGTCGATCATCGTGGACACCGCCGGCACCACCTGGGACAGCGCAGCGGCCACCGCAGCGCTTGCGTCGCTGGGGTATGGTGCACCCCTGATGTTCGACCAGGTGACGCTGCGCAACACGGCGGCTAAGTATGCTGAAACCCGCAGCTACAGCGGCTCGGCTTGGCTGATGATTGCCGCCTACTTCAACGGCAACCTGCTGGTCGACGGCACGGTGCTGGCGCGACACATCGATACGCGCGGCCTGACGATCCGCGACGAGCAAGGCAACATCATCCTGGACGCCGGCGGGCTCCGCGCCGGCTATGCCGCGCCCGGCACGCAAAATAGTGAGCTGACAGGCGCCATCAACACGGCAGCCGGCACGGCCGTGTGGAACAACGTCACCGGGACAGGCAAGCCCGAGAACGACGCCACCAAGGGCGCCACCATCGGCGTGAACCTGGGCGGGCAGCTGACCAAGGCGAACATGAGCACCTACATCGCCAGCGCGGCGATCGACGTGGCTTTCATCGACAAGGCCACCATCCCCGACCTGACCGCACTTAGCGCCAAGATCGGCACCTTCATTTCCGGCGATCCTGCTGGCGCGCGCACGCAGATTGACGACACCGGCATGGCCTGCTGGTCGACGGCGAACGCGCGCCGCGCCAAGTTCGGACGGCTGATCTGATGATTTTCGGGTACGAAACCTACCGGGACACCACCAGCGTCATCACCACCACCCAGCGTGGGCGCGGGATGGTGTTTGTCGAGTACATGACCATCCAGCCGGGCTTCAGCGGCAGCAAGAGCTACCCGGACGTGGCCAGCACCGGCCTGGTGTACCAGCAGAACGTCAAGGGCTCGCACCTGTTCAGCATCGACTTGGATGGATCCGGCTCGCCGCGCTTGAACTGGGCGGCGCAGGGCTACACCGCGCAGACCGAGCCGACCCAAGTTGCTGTCATGGCGACCAGGTTGGTGTCCTCTACGAATTCCTATGGCTTCGAGGTTGCCAACGATGCCGGCGAAGTGCTGGTGTCGTCCACCTTCACCCAGCCGCAATGTGTCGGCTACCTGGACTTCAACACGACGGCGATAAGCAACCAGCCGATCGCGGACGGGTACACCCTCTATACCCACATGACGACGGGAACGGCGCTGCAGGGGCTGTCGTCGCGGCGCTTCCTGGTCTTGGGCCTGCCGGACATGGGCGCGGAGGATACCTGGTACGCCACCGAAATGAGCATGCTGCAAAGCGGCGCCAATATGAATGTCGGCCTGTTCGTGGCCACCAAGTCGCCCACCTATAAGCTGCCGCGGTTGTTCATCTACGCGCTCGATGTGGTCGACCCGACGCCAGGTGACTACGGCGTGAGAGTGTGGACGGATACACAGAAGCTGCTGTATGACGGCGGTGCGGAGAACATGGCGCTGGCCGACGTGTTCGGGATCGACTACCCGGCCAATGGTGGAACAGTGGTGAAGACGCCGAGCCTGGCGCAAGCGGCCTACATCGGCATCACGTCCCCGAATTGCTACTGGGAGCAGAAGAGCGGCACGATGCTCAACAGCGGCTTTGGCATGGCCAAGCGCATCGGCAATCAGCTGTCGTTCCGCCTGATGAGAACCACCCAGCGGCAGATGGGCAGCGAGAGCTTCACGGCCACCGGCCAGCCGACCAGCGGCGTGTTCTGCGCCGTGGTCGACCTGACCTACCTGGGCTTCTTGAACGGCACTGGGGCGGGCGGCGGCACGACACAGAATCCGCCGCAGGTGACGACTCACCCGCAATCGCAAAACGTCGCATCGGGCAGCACGGTCATCTTCACCGTCGCGGCGACCGGCACCGGGCCGCTCACCTATAAGTGGTATCGCAATGGCGTGCCGATCTCGGGCGCCACCAGCGCGACCTATTCATTTACCGCATCGACCACGCAAGACGGTAATGTGTTCGATTGCCTTGTGAGCAATGGCATCGGCGCCGTATTAAGTAATCCCGCGACCCTGAGTGTGTATGTCGCCAACAACGATATTCCGGTCAGCATCACGTCCTATACGCCGCAAGACACGACCGTCCAGGCCGGAAATGTCGCCTCATTCAGCGTTATCGCAAACGGCACCGCACCATTTACCTACCAGTGGTATAGAAACGGTTCGCCCGTCGGATCGAATAGCAGCGGCTATAGCTATGTCACGTCGACCGGAAATAACGGCGATTCCGTTTTCTGCGTGGTCAGTAATAGCGGTGGGCTGTACAGCGATCAATCACGCACGGCGACCCTTACGGTTACCTCTGCGAATTCAGCGGTTCCAGTCAGTATTTCGGCATCGACGCCGAGCGATGTTTCTGTACAGGCCGGCAATAGCGCCGGGTTTTCCGTCAACGTGACCGGCACCGCGCCATTTAGTTATCAGTGGTACAGGAATGGCTCGCCTGTTGGATCGAACAGCAGCAGCTACAGTTATGCCACGTCGACCGCGAATAACGGCGACACGGTGTACTGCGTGGTGACCAACAACGGCGGCGCCAATTCCGCAGTATCGCGCACCGCGTCGGTTTCGGTAACGTCCATGCCTTACCCCGTCATCACCATGCACCCATCGGATGTGACGGCCAACCCGGGGCAAGTCGTGTTCATGCGCTGCGAAGCATCGCCCGCTACCCGGTTTGCATGGTATCGAAATGGCGCCTATGTCACCGACGGACAATCGATCCAATTAAATACCAGCGCGATTGGAGACTATTACTATTATTGCAAGGTGTATAACAACTCGCTTGAAACCGACTCAAACCCGGCAACGCTAAGTGTGGTGGCGCCAACGCCAACCACTTTCATGAGCTATAACGATTTCTCGTTCGATGTCGATATTGTGGACAACGATTATTCGTTTGCCATATTCACCAACGGATCGACCTCGCATAGCGGCCACCCATGGGCCAATGGTACGGGCGACGGATCGTTATACCGGGTGTCGGCTTCGACAAGCGGCTTCACACCTGGGCCGGGATCCGACCCGACCAATACGCTGGTAACGCTTTCCGCTTCATGGGTTATGCCGAAGCCAACCAACCCGGCGCCAGGCGTGAGCGTTACGCATTCGCTATATGTAACGGTTTATTTGAACGGCGGTTATGTGTGCTCGGGTACGATTACGGCAGTTCTGCGCAATAGTGGCACACTCGAAACTTAAAAGGAAATCATGGCAATTATTGCACCGCAAACCGCACCGAATTACGCGACCGGGAATTACTGGAAAATCATCAAGTCGGAATTGCTTTGCTCGCCCGATGAACCCGTCGAGCGCATGCACTACGTCATTGCCTTCTACGCCAGCGAAGCCGCACGCCATGCCAGCCCAAACAGGCCGCTGTGGACGGAGAGCATTTTCCGCACGATCGAGCAAATCATAGCCGACGGCGGCACCGATCCGCGCGAAGGCCCGCACGGCATGTATGCGCAGATCATGAAAGACCCGCGCTTTGCCGGCACCAACGCGGCCAGCGACGTGGACGGCAATCCCATACCACCTGGGCCCGACGAGTGAGAAATAGCCAGCCTGGACGCGCAACTGCGACCGGGATGACCCTATAATCTTGCTGACTGGAAAAATGGGGGCGGAATGACGCTGGATATGATACTGCTGCGCGATGCACTGGGCGCCAAGCTGGGGTGCACGCTGACCCCCGAAGTAGCAGCAGAGATCATCTGCGCCGCCGTCGACCGCGCCGACCGCGCGCTGCACCCGCAAGCCTTTCCCCCGCGTGCGCATGGCGGCCTGGTGTTTCAGGCCGAATCGTTCCGCGACGTGCTGCCCGAGCTGATCCCGCTGCATGAGGCGCACTACCTGGAAACCGAGCAGCACCTTGCCGGCGTGGCGCTGGCGCCGAACTACGACTACATGGCCGAGCGCGAGCGGCGCGGGCAGCTGGTGCAGTTCACCGCCCGCGACGAAGGCGGGGCGCTGGTGGGCAACCTGCGCATGTACCTGGGCGCCAGCCTGCACACCGGGCGCCGGTTTGCCGAAGAGGACACGTTTTACCTGTCGCCGGTGGCGCGGCGCGGGCGTAATGCGCTGGGGTTCCTGAAATATGCCGAGGACATGCTGATCGAGCACGTCGGCGTTGACGAGATCAGGGCTACCACCAAGACCACCAATAGGATGGGCAAGCTGTTTCCGTATCTGGGTTATAGTCATGTGTCAAACCAATATATAAAGGTGATACATGGCGACCGATAACGAAAAAAAGTTCAGCGTTGAACTGCTTAAGAAGCTGGTGCGATACGAGCCCGACACTGGGAAACTGTTTTGGCTTCATCGGACGCCGGAAGTTTCCAAGCACAACCCGGGGCGCGAATCGTTCAACGCTCGATTCGCTGGGAAGGAAATCCGAAAGAAGAATTTAGGGTACGTAGTGGTCTCTGTCAGCCTGGACTTGGAAATATCGGAATTCCGAGGACATCGGGTTGCATGGGCGCTTCATACCGGCGAATGGCCGGGCGTTGAAATTGACCACGAAAACATGGTCAGGGACGACAACCGATGGAGCAACCTCCGCGAAGCGACACACGGCCAGAACAATCAAAACAAGCTGGCCCCGGGGAATAACAAATCCGGCTTCAAGGGCGTCCACTGGCACAAGGGATCAGGAAAGTGGCGAGCACAAATAAGGGCCGGCGACGTGCGAAAGGATTTGGGCCTGCACGAA